GGATAAAAAACCTGTTAAAATAAAGATTTCTTAATAGAAAAAGCCCTCGAAAGAGGGCAATTCCTTTAGGAGAGCTTGAGAGCTTCTCTAAGAAAAAGTTTTAGTTATTAGACTAATACCATTCCTTACCTTAAAAGAATTCGTTACAGGCGATTCTATGAGGTAAATTTTTTAAAAATCCTAATTTTTGATGGCATTTATTTCACCTTCAAGATAATGATGAATCTTATCTAATTTTTCTCGACCTTGCTTAATTATTGTCTCCATAATCTTAGCTTCGTGTCCAGAAAAAACTTTATTTACATCTCTTAAAGGTAGACCGGAAACTTCTGTAATTAATTTTCCAGTCTCATCAAACAATATTCTATAGGATAAAATATTTGCTTCTCTTGTTTGGTCCATTATTCAATATCACTAAATGTAATTTTATCTTGCTTACCTCTTAGTCCTGCTTTCATATATGAAGTGGCTCTACCCTCAAAGAAGTTTTGGTGTTCAACACCCATGACTTCATCCAACCAAGGCAGCGGATTTTCTTTCTGGTCATAATTAGTTTTCAATCCTAACTGCAATAATCTTCTATCAGCTATGTATCTATTATATTTATACATATCCTCTTTTGTTAGTCCCTCGATGTCTCCCATCTCAAATACTAAGTCTAAGAATCTATCTTCAAGTTCTACCATCTTACGACAGATGTCATAGATTTCTTTTTTGAAATCGTCAGTCCAGATAGAAATGTTTTCTTTGATAAATTCTCTAAAGACTTTAGTCATTCCTTCCACATGTAATGATTCATCACGAATGGAATAGGTAACTATTTGACCCATACCTTTCATCTTACCGAACCTTGGGAAGTTTAACAAAATTGCAAAACTACTAAAGAGTTGTAGTCCTTCAGTAAATGCAGAATAAACTGCTAAAGTTTTGGCAATCGTTTCTTTATTTGCTTTAGATGGTTTAAAGTTACCAATGTAATCATGTTTGTTAGCCATCTCTTCATACTCAGCAAAGGCTTGGTATTCTGCTTCTGGCATTCCAACTGTATCTAATAATAAACTGTAAGCATGTTGATGGATTGATTCCATATTGGCAAAAGAAGTCATCATCATTCTTGCTTCAGGTTTTTTAAATAGCCTCATGTACTTATTGGTGTAACCTTCACCAACATCCACATCAGACTGCGTAAACAGTCTAAAGATTTGTGTTAATAAATTCTTTTCATTGTCTGTTAAGTCTTGCCAATCTTTAACATCAGTGTGTAAAGGTACTGACTCCGGCATCCAATGCATTTGGTTCTGTAAGACATAGTAGTCAAACATCCAAGGGTATTCAAAAGGTTTGTAATATTCTCTTTTTGTTAGTAAACTCATTTTCCTTGTCCTCTATATTTTTTAAAGTTACGTTTATAATTTTTATTCATGGTAGAAGTTGCTAAGTTCTTTCTACCTTGACTTGTTTTCTTACCTCTTATTCCTGTTACAGAAGTATGAGTTGTACCACTATTCCACTTAGCTGCCATTATCCCTCACAAGCAATACAATCAACCTCATCAAGTTTGATACGAGGTACTTTCACATTTACATTCTCAGTAGCTCTTGCAGCATTTGACCTGAAGTAGTAAAGTGATTTTAGTTTATGCATACCATACCAATGAACATCATTAATATATTGCATATAGTCTGTATGAGTATCTTGAGGTGCTGTCGCACTTGGCAAATTGAAAAATAGATTTACACTCTGTGCTTGGCAAACAAACTCTTGTCTTTTATAAGCATGTTCAATTACCCATATCTGATTTATCTCATCAGCAGTTTTAAATATTTCTTTTTCCTCATCTGTAAAAATATCTAGATGTTGAATAGAACCATTGTTTCCTGAAATATCTTTCCATAGTTTTTCTTTCTCATCTTTAGATAGTTTCTTTTTATTAACCACATTTTCTAAGTACCTATTCTTAACTTGGTAAGTGCCTGAGAGAGTCTTGTGTGTATAAACGTTAGCACGATATGGCTCAATCGAAGGAGATGTCCCCCCACAAATAATACTAGAAGAGGCATTAGGAGCAACAGCAAGAAGATGCATATTACGAATGTTGTTACTGCCTGAGTCAGGACATGCACCACGTCTGTCTGCAAGTTCTTTAGTTGCTTTGAGAGCTTTGCTTTTGATGTATTTGAAACATTGATAGTTGATTCCAGTTGCTGACATCCCTTCAAAAGGTATTCCTTTAGATTGGAGATAGGCATGGAAACCCATTGCTCCCAAACCGATTGACCTTTCTCTGTAGGCTGAGAAGGCTGCTCTGACATAACCTTCTTTTTCTTCTTTGATGTGTTTTGTAAATCTTTTATAGTTGGCATTGTATTCTCCCAGTGCTTCAACATCCACAACCTGTTCAATAAAGTGTTGAATAACATTATCTAACATAGTAATTAAATCAGGAATGAATTGTTTATTATCTTTCCAATCGTCAAACTTTTCTAAATTAACACTAGATAAACAACAGACTGCTGTTCGTTCCTCATTCGTAGCTAGTGTTATTTCTGAACATAAGTTGCTTTGTTTTATTTCTAGTCCTAAATCTTTTTGTGACTTTGGTAAATGCTCATTACAGATATCTAGATTAATCATGTAAGGCTCACCGGTCTCTGCTCTAGCATTTATTAGTTGCCACCATAAGGCACGAGCATTAATAGTTCTTACCGGTTTATTTGTTTTAGGGTCAATCAATCTCCAGTCTTCATCATTCTTTACAGCTTGTAAAAAATCATTGGTTATGTTGACTCCGTTATGTAGATTTAAACATTTTCTATTTATATCACCACCAGATTCTTTTCTCATGTTGATAAATTCTTCAATCTCAGGATGTGATATATCAAGATAAGCAGCATAACTACCACGTCTTGTAACCCCTTGATTAAAGGCTAACATCTGTGAATCTACCACATGCATGAATGGTATGCAACCAGTAGACTTACTGCCGTTAGAAGTAGATACCCCATTGCTACGGATATCTCCCCAATATCCACCGATGCCTCCACCTGCACTTGCCAACCAAATGTTCTCATCATAATGAGAAGATAGCCCAGTCCTACTGTCAGGTACATAATTAAGGAAGCAGCTGATAGGTAAACCACGACTGGTTCCTCCGTTACTAAGGATAGGAGTGCTAAACATGAACCAATGTAGGGAACTGTAATCATAAAGTCTCTGAGCCAACTCAAAGTCTGTGTTGTTTTTATATGTGGCAGCAAAGACTGCAGCCCTTGCCAAAGCTTCTTGAGCATGTGTTTCCTCCTTCCAAAAATATCTATCTCTCAAGGTATCTAAACTAAATTTATCTAGATTAGATTCTCTGTTATAATCTATTTGAATACCTAAGTATTCTTTCTTACCAATTTTATCTACCATTACTCTCCTGTCTTAAAAAATTTATCTGTTTCATCATGGATGTGTAACATAATTATACCATAGTGTAATATTTTTAATAAGTCTTTTCTGTTACGACCTTCTTTATTACCATAGCGTTTAGCATACTTCATAATGTTGCCCATACAAAACCCTGTCCCATGTCCAGAATCAATAATAACATCTGTAGCTTGGTACTTATCTGTAGCATAATGTTGACCATAGGTGTCATATATATATCGTTGTAGTTCTTCAACTAATTTATCTTCATTAAACTTATACATTTGGTATTCCTAAATCTTCTAATGTTACATCTGGATTTTTCTTTACCTGTTTATAGAACCAACGTAAAGAATAAGCACTTAACATAAATTTATTATTAGCAAAGATATGAGTCTGTTCAGGTAAAAACTCATGTAGGTTTTGAGCTGTTATCTTAGAAGTGTCTTCACCTTCTGGGACCATAGTTCTTAACCATTCAATAAGCAGTTCTTTGCTTCGTCTTCTTAATTGTTTAGCTTTCTTTCCGTTCATATTTTATCTCATCTACTCTAGGTGGATTAGGTGTTCGTGTCATATAAACCAATCCCTTAGAATACTTAAATACTCTAAGTCCCTGACCTTCATTGGAATCTTTATGACACTCAAATTTGTGACGACAATAAGTACATTCACGAGGTAATTTCATGTTACCTAATTTGCCCTCAGGTATATTATTATAACAAAAATCTGGGGGACTGTCAATAGCTATGATGTTTTTAACGTCCTTAATTTTCTTTTTGATATTGGGTTTGTCAAAATTATCTGGTTTGAATAAAGCAAGTTCTCCACTCTCTTTATTAAGAGCTAAGAAGGCACCATTCTTTGTTCCTTGAGCTGCCTCATATCCAGTTAGCTGAGCCATGTATCCAAAGACATCATCTTCTGGAAGTGTGCCATCTTTAAATTTTCTAAAACTATATCCGGAAGCTGTCTTAACATCAACAACTTCACCATCTATAACACAGTCCATGTGTCCTTTAATACCATCAACTTCCACAGACTTTTGTTCATCAGTCACTTCATGTCCAGACATTTTAACTAGAAATAAAACTATCTCTTCTAATAAATGTCCATACAAAAACTTAATAAAAACTGAGGGTGGTATCTTCTCTGGTTCTTTATCCGACTTCACATCAAACCAAAGTTGTCGTAGTGGTCTACCGATATTAGACATCCTTAATCTTTCATTACTACGAGGCTCAGGATTGGACCACTTGCGTAGTATATCTTTCATTGACTCACCGAACTTGTCAATGTCCTTCTCCTTGATGTCTAATGAACCACCCTCGCCAAGGACTGAGAGTTTGTCATATATGTCTGATACTAAGGTATCAAGTGTTTTCTTTTTCTTTTTCATGTCTTTGTAAATATCCTATAGCTCTTTGTAAAATTTCTA